CTCGAACCCTGCCATCCTCGCTTGAACGCCAAATGTAGGCAGGTATTCCAATACTCTCCGCTCTCGCACGAGTTAATACGGTCGATGTTTTACTTGTTTCAGTACGAGCGATCAGCGCGGCCTTTTTACGAGTTACATCAGGAAACTTAGCGATTAAATCCTCAGCTATCGCACTAGCTCTGCGCCCCTTCATGGATTCTTCGCCAATATACTTCGTCATTTGATCAGCAATATTCATCGGCATAGACTTAATGATTTCAGCATTGCGCTTAAATTGAGCGTGTACCTCCATGCCGACAGGTCCCTGCATTTCTTTTCGTAGGGCCTCGTAGATTGCTCTGCCATTCGATGACTCGCGGGCAGCTTGTCGCCATGTTTTATTGCCTGAGTTGAGCACGCCAGAGACTAGCTTACTGGCCAGATCATCAGCGAAATAGTGAAAGGTCATATTCGAGAGCCAGTTGTGAATCACGTTTGTTATATCAAATGGGTCTGTAAGTCCTTCGATTGCATCCTGCAGGGTAAGTATTTTATCTGTTAAGGAACGCTGAACATTTAGTTCTAGGCGACGCTTTGGGGACCATTCGTTGTTGTCCATTAGTCACCATCACTACCTGAATTTACCGGCGGTTCTGGACCATCCCCAAACCCAACATCACCCATCGCCTCATCCCCCATCCCGAACGAATCATCTGCCTTTTCGATATCTTCATCCGTGATCGAGGTAAACATGCTCGTGGTGTACGACAACTCATGTAACTCTATCAAGGACATTTTCTGATTGATTATCCCGGCACTGAACGCGCTAACAACCGAATCGACTTTCTTCCCAACAATCTCTGCCACCTTATCCTCGGTAGGCGTTGCAAGAGGATTAAACTTAATATCTAGATCGTCCGGAATGTACCCAAACTCTGACATAAACATAACAGGGAGCACCTTATTGATCGCAGGCTTAAGTTTCGTCTCTTGCTGCTGCCCCAACATGTCGCGATAGTTCTGCATGTCAGATTCACCCGTTGCGTTCATCCCGGCCGGAGACCGTCCAAACAACCTTGTGACCGGGATATCCGATGCGCCCGACACATCCATCATTTGTGAGTCCGAAATATCAGAGAGGCCGGCGAAGGTGTACTGAATAGGGGTTATCTCTTCATCCTTACCGATAATCATCATGCCGTTATTCGAGCGCATTTGATTTTGCGCAGATTTGACGTTATAGAAATTTGCCTGCACTTCAGGGTCTGTGGCAGCGAGCATCTGATCCATTCCCTCTATCCTGTTCACCAAGAGGTTAGCCTGAAACACCAAAGAAGCTATATTCCAAGATGTGGAGTCGCGCTTGACTAGCTCTTCATAAACGTGCTCCATAATTGAACTTCCCCAGTGAATCTCTGTTATTTCCTCGTAGAAGGGGAGCTTCTTGCCTATAAATCTGAGTACGCGAGAGTGATGGACCTTGGAGATAGACCTATCCGACGCGTGGTCCCTGACCTCATAATATTTTGGTAATCCCATTTCAGGGTCACGGTGATCTGTGATTAATTCTAAGGATGGATAAATACCCGACCAGCGATCAACAACCATAAGGCCACAAAATGAGTCGGGCATGATATCTTCGTGGTTTAAAGGTGTATCGAGTTTATCTTCGTGACCGTCAATAACTATGATTGCGGCTGCGCCACCATAGAGGCGACCCCAATAGAGACCTTCGAGAATTTTCTCTTTAACCTTCGTGCGCTGTTCCAGCTTATGGATCCTGTCTGTTTCTTCGGGCTTAAGCTCCGCGGTGACCGCATACCAGTTTTTACACATATCCTCCGGGATAATGTTCACGATTTTATTACAGATCCACGAGTTACGGTAGAGAGAGTTCATGAGGGTATAGTTTCTGGTTAGGCGAGTTAGGGGATATGTTGCAGCTGAAATAATGTTATTGGACGCACTACCAAGGCGAGCGAGTTGGTTTTGGAAAGAGTCGAAGGCTGATCCGCGTTTTGGTTGAGTGTTTGGAGGTGTGGTTTCTTGCACTCGCCGTGTTCTGTTTTTGTTTCGCTTACTCAAGTTATCACCTCCCCTATGCTTTAAAATATTTAACGATTGTTTTTGCCCAATATCTCAACGCGTCAAGGCAGTGGTCCGACTCCTTAACTGGTTCCTCTACTCCTCTTTCGGCAGACTTTACATTCCAAATATAAGCAGGGAATTCCTTGAGTAAGTTAGGGCATTTGCGTTTATTGACGAATAGTTTCAAGACATGCAGTAATGTCGAAACCAACCTGATACCATTCAGGACTTCATTGTCCGCATTAATAAGATCATCCGCTTCGCGAGCCTTCAGTGAGCGTTTCCTTAGCTCTGCCTTAAAGCTGGCTGCACTCGGGTCAATAATAATACCTGAATATCTTTTGTCTCCAATGAATTTCTTCAGGTCATCTGCATATTCGGAATCCGTTTTCTGCTTGTTGTGCTTTTTTGAGTCATAGTAATATTCGTCCACTGCATAATATTTTGTCACACGCTCAATGGTCTGCTCGATGATCTCAAGGCAAGCGAAGGGATTAATGGTCCCGTAGTCGATTGTGTACCAGCGAATGTAATAAAGGTCGTAGTTTGGTCCATCTCTGTCATCCTCATACTGATTATCAATACAAAAACCTGAGTAGATAACGCCTTCCGCGTTTTTTCTCAGGCCTAGGATATCCCTTTGGTACCAGACTGATTTTTTGTCATAACTTATTAATGCCTTTCTTATCTTTTCATCCGAAAGGCTAAGGTTGTCAGCTATTGTGAAGTGCTCATAATTCAGTCCGTAATCTCTGATTTTGAGATTATTATCTTGATGAACATTAAGTATCTCTGCATAAAACCAATGCAATTCAGCCTTGGGGTTAAGGTCAAACAACAACTTGCGTTTACTACTCGATAAGGTGCGGTCAAATACTTCCTTTACGAACGATTGGGCACACTCGTTAACCTCCGAGATATAAACACTCCCGAGGGTTAACCCTTTAATAAACCGTTCGTCTCCGTTTTTGCCACCACCTGAGATAAGTACTATCTTCTCCCCTGTAACAGTTTGAATGATAACTGCATCTTTATCTTGGTACTTGCCCTGTCTGCAACGACCTTTGAAGTAATTTAGGACACCAAATCCATCACTGTCGATTATATTAAGCTTGGCGGTCGCTACCGAGACACCAGCAGCAAGGTGTAGTTTATCGGGATGGTTTTCAATGATGGTGCACCATGCGATTATGTTGATAATATTCTTAGATGCCCGCTTGCCGCCTTCGGCGACCGAGAGCCAGTATTCGTCCTGCAGGCATTTGCTTATATAGTCGGTTTGCTTTTGACTGAATGGCGCGTACTCACTCATCGCTCTCAAGATCCTTTATGCTTCGATTAGGTGCAGGATTATTAAGTAACTGGGCGAGAGTTTGTATTTTCTGGATACTTTCATCTATGCCGCCCCCACCGGTTGCCTTTGCCTTATCCATATCAAACTTGGCCTGGTCAAGCTTAAGTTTCTCATCCTCGATCCGGCGTTTGTGGTGATCTGCAAATAACCCAACGTGTTTTGATAGTGCGTCAAGGGCCTTGATTTTATCATGTAGCTTGAATGTGAATATTCCCTTGGGTGATATGGATACCTCCTGAATTATAGTTCCATCAACTTCTTCACTGGGCTTCATTTCGATTACCTGCTGATAATCACAAACAGGTTTACCTTCATCGTCTGTCTCTATAACGATTTTCTCTGTTCCGAACCTAAGAAAGTCTTTTATGTCGACAAATCCTATTTTGGCATATTCCTGTAACACCCGGTCTTGGGTGATTTTATTACGTTGTAGACGTTCGTCCTTTGCTACTTGAATTGATTTTTGAATACAAGTTTTGCCAAGTAGCTCCGGACCAATCCTGTTTGCTGTTTTAGCAGAATACCCCGCTCTTATGGCAGCCTGAGTTGCATTAAGATCAATGAGGTATTCAGAAACAAAAATACGCTGTTTATCGGTGAGCTCAGGACTTTCATTAGTTTCTATTTCTTTATTATTTACATCTATTCTAATCTTTGGTTCTCGCTTACCCTTCGTATCCTTGGATGCACCCTGCGTTTTTTTGGATGCATCTTTGGACGCATCTT